ATGACGATCAGGATACCGGACGGCGGCACGACCCAGGAGGATGTGCTGGCCGTGGCAGAAGGCCTGTACCGGGAAGCGGCGATCGAGCTTTTCCGCACGATCACCGCGCTTCGGGCGGGCGAATTCCAAGAGGTCAAGGCAGCTCAGACGGCGATCCGCGATCTTCGCGCGACCGCATTGCAGGTGCTGGAGGAAAGGGGCAAAGTTGACAGACTCCGCAAGCAGATTGCCGGCCAGATCGGAGCCGGTGGCGCTCTCGACTTCGAGGGAGCCAGGGCTGAAATCGGGCGCCGCCTGGCTTGCCTCCGCGACGCCGGAGGAGGTGGATGAGTTCCTGGGGGCCTTGAGCCAGAACGCGCTTCTGTCGCTGCCCTGGCTCTTCGAGTTCTGGGCGCTGTCACACCAGTTGCCGCCGCGTGGGGCCTGGAAGACCTGGGTCATCATGGGCGGGCGCGGCGCGGGCAAGACCCGGGCCGGGGCGGAATGGGTGCGGGCGCAGGTGGAGGGCGCGGGCCCGGGCGATCCGGGCGCGTCGAAGCGGGTGGCGCTGGTCGGCGAGACGGTTGACCAGGTGCGCGAGGTGATGGTGCTGGGGGAAAGCGGGATCATCGCCTGTTCGCCACCGGACCGGCGGCCGGAGTGGCAGGCCTCGCGCCAGCAGCTGGTCTGGCCGAACGGGGCGGTGGCGCAGGTGTTTTCGGCGCATGATCCGGAAAGCCTGCGCGGGCCGCAGTTCGATGCGGCCTGGGCGGACGAGCTGGGCAAGTGGAAGAAGGGGTCCGAGGCCTGGGACCAGCTGCAGTTCGCGCTGCGGCTGGGGAAGAACCCGCGCTGTGTGGTGACGACGACGCCGCGCAACGTGGGTGTGCTGAAGGCGATCCTGAAGAACCCGTCGACCGTGATCACGCATGCGCCGACCGAGGCGAACCGGGCCTATCTGGCGGAAAGCTTCCTGGCCGAGGTGCAGGTGCGCTATGGCGGCACGCGGCTGGGGCGGCAGGAGCTGGATGGGGTGCTGGTCGAGGACGAGGAGGGCGCGCTCTGGACCTCGGCGATGCTGGAGCGGGCGCAAATGCTGGAGGTGCCGAGCGTCAACCGGATCGTGGTGGCGGTGGACCCGCCAGTGACCGCGATGAAGACCAGCGACGCCTGCGGAATCGTGGTGGTGGGCGCCGATACGCGGGGCGAGCCGAAGGACTGGCGGGCCGTGGTGCTGGAGGATGCTTCGGTCAAGGGGGCCACTCCGGAGGGTTGGGCGCGGGCGGCGCTGGCGGCGATGGAGCGGCACGGGGCGGATCGGCTGGTGGCCGAGGTGAACCAGGGCGGCGACCTGGTGGAGCGGCTGGTCCGGATGATCGACCCGCTGGTGCCGTTCCGGGCGGTGCATGCGACGCGGTCGAAGATGCTGCGGGCGGAACCGGTGGCTGCGCTCTACGAGCAGGGGCGCGTGGCGCATGTACGGGGACTTGGCGCGCTGGAGGACCAGATGTGCCGGATGACGGCGCAGGGCTGGCAGGGGCAGGGGTCTCCCGACCGGCTGGATGCGCTGGTCTGGGCGCTGACCGACCTTCTGGTCGCCCCGTTGCAGGGCGGGCGGCCCAGCGTTCGGTCGCTTTAGGGGATCTGGGGACTTCGCAGGTCATATGGCCGGGCGCATCAGGCAGCCCGGGACAGGTCGGGCACGGCCCGGGGCATGAAGGAGCGCGAGATGGTGTTCGATTTTCTGCGGAAGGCGCCGGTCCAGGCGGTTCCGGAACGCAAGGCCAGTGCGGTGGGTCGGGTGATCGCCTGGGGCAACGCGGGCCGGGTGGCCTGGAGCCCGCGCGATACGGCCAGCCTGACGCGGACGGGGTTCCAGGGGAACCCGGTGGGCTTCCGCGTGGTGCGGCTGATCGCCGAGGCGGCGGCGGCGCTGCCCCTGGTGTGCCAGACGCCTGCGCAACGGTTCGAGACCCATCCGGTGCTGGACCTGATCGGACGGCCGAATGGCGCGCAGGGGCGGGCGGAATTCCTGGAAGCGGTCTATGGCTATCTGCTTCTGTCCGGGAATGCCTATGTCGAGGCGGTGCCGGGCACATCGTCGATTCCGGGCGAGTTGCATGTGCTGCGGTCCGACCGGATGAACCTGGTCCCGGGCGCGGATGGCTGGCCGGTTGCCTATGACTACACGGTCAGCGGGCGGACGCATCGCTATGACGTGACGGACGAGATGAGCCCGATCTGCCATCTGAAGACCTTCCATCCGCAGGACGACCACTACGGCTTTTCGCCGATGCAGGCGGCGGCGGTGGCGGTGGACGTGCATAACTCGGCCTCAAGCTGGTCGAAGGCGCTTCTGGACAATGCGGCGCGGCCCTCGGGGGCGATTGTCTACAAGGGCGCGGACGGGGCGGCGAGCCTGTCATCGGATCAGTATGACCGGCTGGTGAGCGAGATGGAGGCGCACCATCAGGGCGCGCGCAACGCCGGGCGGCCGATGCTCTTGGAAGGGGGCCTCGACTGGAAGCCGATGGGATTCAGCCCGTCGGACATGGAGTTCCAGAAGACCAAGGAGGCGGCGGCGCGGGAGATCGCGATTGCCTTTGGCGTGCCGCCGATGCTCCTGGGGATTCCCGGGGATGCGACCTATTCCAACTATCAGGAGGCTAACCGCGCCTTCTACCGGCTGACGGTGCTGCCCCTGGCGACCAAGGTCATGGCTGACCTCGCGCACTGGCTGTCGCGGTTCGCGGGCGAGGCGGTGGAGTTGAAGCCGGACCTGGACCAGGTGCCCGCGTTGGCCAGCGAGAGGGACCAGCAGTGGGCGCGGGTCTCGGCGGCGGAGTTCCTGACGGTGGCGGAGAAGCGGATGCTGCTCGGCCTGCCGAAGCTTGCGGAGGAGGAATGACGGCGCGGCGGTCCGAGGGCGGGTCGCGGTTCCTCTATGACAGTTTCGATGCGGCGGCGGCGCGGATCGAGGCCAATGAGCGGGTCGCGGAAGAACGCTGGTCGGGCCTTGAGTACCGGCTGGGGCTGATCGAGGCGACGCTGGAGCGGCTGGAGAAACGGATCTGGGTCGGCGTCTACGGTGTGGCGGCGTTCCTGTTGGCGCAGATGGCCGAGACGGTCATCGAGGCAGCGATGAGGTGAGGCGATGAGCGAATATGGCGCACCCGAGCGCAAGTTCCACCGGTCCGAGGCGGGGCTTGTGGTGAGCGAGGGGCATGTAGTGGAGGGATACGCTTCGCTGTTCGGCAAGACCGACCAGGGCGGCGATATCGTGCAGAAGGGCGCCTATGCGGCGAGCCTCAAGCGGCTTTCGGGCCGTGGGGGCCGGGTCAAGATGCTGTGGCAGCATGACCCGGGCCAGCCCATCGGCGTCTGGGACGAGGTGCGCGAGGATGCGACCGGCCTTTGGGTCAAGGGGCGCATCCTGACCGAGGTGGATAAGGGCCGCGAGGTGGCGGCGCTGGTCCAGGCGGGGGCGATCGACGGCCTGTCCATCGGCTATCGCACGGTCAGGGCGGAACGCGACGGCAAGGGCAAGCGCCTGTTGTCGGAACTGGAGCTTTGGGAGGTGTCGCTGGTGACCTTCCCGATGCTTCCCGAGGCGCGGGTCGCGGCCAAGGCAGACGCCCTGGACGATGACTGGCGCGACATGGCGGCGGTCTTCGAGGGCGCGCGCCGGGCGCTGTCGGAAAGGTAGCCCCCACCCCCATCCCCTCCCCACCAGGGGGAGGGGAGGCGCGGCGCGGCCCGCGCGCGGACGGACTGAAACCGAAGAGGAAGAGACGATGACCGAGAGACAGGCTCGGGCCGGGGAAGGTTTGTCCCCCGCCCAGACACCGGCCGCCGAGGCGAAGGCGGCCATGACCGGGTTCCTGACTGAGTTCAATCGCTTTCAGGACGAAGTGAAATCCACGCTGAAACATCAGGAAGAGCGACTGACCATGCTGAACGCAAAGACGATGTCCTATGGCCGCCCGGCGCTTTCGGCCCGCGCGGAAGTTGAGGCCCCGCATCAGAAGGCGTTCAACGCCTATCTGCGCACCGGGGATGACGATGGCTTGCGCGGCCTGACCCTGGAAGGCAAGGCGATGTCGACTGCCGTGGCCGCCGACGGCGGCTATCTGGTCGACCCGCAGACGGCCGAGCGCATCCAGTCCATGCTGCTGTCGACCTCCAGCCTGCGGTCGGTGGCGAATGTGGTGCAGGTCGAGGCGAGCTCGTTCGACGTGATCGTGGATCGCAGCGAGGTGGGTTCGGGCTGGGCGACGGAAACCGCCGCCACGACCGAGACCGCGACCCCGGTGATCGAGCGCATCTCGATCAAGCTGCACGAGCTGGCGGCGATGCCGAAGGCCAGCCAGCGCCTCCTGGACGACAGCGCCTTTGACGTGGAAGGCTGGCTGGCCGAAAAGATCGCGACCCGGTTCATCCGGGCCGAGGCCGCCGCCTTCATCAACGGCGACGGCGTGGACAAGCCGAAGGGCATCCTTCTGCCGGCGAAGGTGGCGAATGCGTCCTGGACCTGGGGCAGCATCGGCTATGTGCCAACCGGCGCGGCGGCGGACTTTGCCACCACCAACCCGGCGGACTGCATCATTAACCTGGTCTATGCGCTGGACGCGGACTACCGGGCCAATGCGACCTTCGTGATGAACTCGAAGACCGTGGGTGCCGTACGCAAGATGAAGGATGCGGACGGCCGCTTCCTGTGGTCGGACGGCCTCGCGGCGGGCGAGCCCTCGCGCCTGATGGGCTATCCGGTGGTGGTCAGCGAGGACATGCCGGACATCGCGGCCAACGCCTATGCCATCGCCTTCGGCGATTTCCGCGCGGCCTATACCATCGCGGAACGCCCGGACCTGCGGATCCTGCGCGACCCGTTCTCGGCCAAGCCGAACGTCCTGTTCTACGCGAACAAGCGCGTCGGCGGCGACATCACCGATTACGCGGCGATCAAGCTGCTGAAGATCGCGGTGTCGTGACGACCGGGCCCGGCCCCCGAGGCGCGGGGGCCGGGCCTTGCCCCAAGCCTGCAACGTTCCCCAGGCCCGGCACGGGCGGAGTTCTGACCATGATGTTGACCGAAGAGACCCCGGTGCCGACAGCGGCGCTGCCGGTGGAAGAGATGAAGGACCATCTGCGGCTGGGCAGCGGCTTTGCCGATGACGGGCTGCAGGACGGGTTGATCGAAGCCTACCTTCGAGCGGCCATGGCGGCGATCGAAGGGCGGATCGGCAAGATCCTGTACCGCCGCCGCTTCCTGTGGGTCGTCGACTGCTGGCGGGAGGACGAACGGGCCTTGCCGGTATCGCCGGTGGCCGCCGTCGTGAGCGTCACGCTGGTCGATGCGGAGGGCGTGGAGACGCAGGTTCCGGCGACGGCCTACCGGCTGGTCCCGGACCTGCACCGCCCGCGCCTGGTCGGAAAGGGCGCGGGCCTGCCCACGATCCCGGTCCTGGGCCTGGCCAAGGTGGTCTTCGATGCGGGCTTCGGGCCGGCCTGGAGCGATGTGCCGGTGGACCTGCGACAGGCCGTGCTGCTTCTGGCCGGGGAATACTATGAGCACCGCCACGACGATGGCTCCCAGGCGGCCGGGCTGCCCTTCGGCGTGGTGACGCTGATCGAGCGCTGGCGCAATGTCCGGCTTCTGGGCGGGGGGCTGTCATGAATGCCCCGCATCTGAACCGGGCGCTGATCCTGGAAGGCGTCGTCCGCGCGCCGGACGGGGCGGGCGGCTTCACCGAAGCCTGGACGGCGCTGGGAACGCTTTGGGCCGAGGTGCTGCCCGGCTCGGGCAGCGACACCTTGGGCGAAGAGCGGATGCTGTCGGCGGTGCCTTACCGCGTGACGGTAAGGGGCGCCCCTGTCGGGTCGGATGCGCGCCCCAGGGCCGGGCAGCGGTTCCGCGAGGGGGCGCGGCTGTTCCTGATCCAGGCGGTGACCGAGCGTGATCCGCAGGGCCGCTACCTGACCTGTTTCGCCCGCGAGGAGGTGCCGAAATGAGCTATGGTGCAGCCCCCGCCCTGCAGACGGCGGTGTTCCAGCGCCTGTCGGCCTGGCCCGCCCTGGCCGGCGTGGCGATCCACGATGCGGTGCCGCCCAATGCGACGGGGACCTTCGTGCTGATCGGGCCGGAAGAGGCGCGCGACCAGTCGGACAAGACGGGCGCCGGGGCCGAGCATCAGATGGTGATCAGCGTGATCACCGATGCGACCGGCTTCCTGTCGATCAAGACGATCGCCGCCGACATCTCGGACGCGCTGATCGGCGCGCCCCTGACGCTGGGCCGGGGGCAGCTGGTCAGCCTGTTCTTTCTGCGGGCCAGTGCCCGCCGGATCGAGGAGGGCGAGACGCGGCGGATCGACCTGACTTTCCGGGCGCGGGTGCAGCTGTAACCCGGGTCGCCCCCCACCCCCATCCCCTCCCCACCGGGGGGAGGGGAGGCGCCTGGCGCCTGCTTTCATCTTTTGACGGAGAACGGACATGGCTGTGCAAAGCGGCAAGGATCTGCTGATCAAGATCGACCAGACCGGGGACGGCCAGTTCGTCACCATCGCGGGCCTGAGGGCGACACGGATCAGCTTCAACACGGAATCGGTGGACGTCACCAGCCTGGAAAGCCAGGGCGGCTGGCGCGAGCTTCTGGCCGGGGCAGGGGTCAAGTCAGCGCAGATCTCGGGCTCGGGCGTGTTCCGGGACGAGAACACCGACGAGCGCGCGCGGCAGGTGTTCTTCAACGGCGAGATCCCGGATTTCCAGGTGGTGATCCCGAGTTTCGGGGTGATCGAGGGGCCGTTCCAGATCACCTCCATCGAGTATTCGGGCAGCCACAACGACGAAGCCACCTACGAGATGGCGATGGCCTCGGCGGGTGCCTTGACCTTTACGGCGCTCTGACATGGCGAACCCCTGGGCGGGAGAGGTGGCGATTGTCCTGGATGGTCGGCGCCATGTGGCAAAGCTGACGCTGGGTGCCTTGGCTGAGCTGGAAGAGACGCTGGAGGCGGGGTCGCTGATCGATCTGGTGCAGCGGTTCGAGGAACGGCGGTTTTCCACGCGCGATGTGCTGGCGCTGATCGTGGCCGGCTTGCGCGGCGGCGGCTGGCAGGGCACGGCGGCCGACCTGCTGCGGGTCGAGATCGGCGGCGGGCCGGTCGAGGCGGCGCGCGCAGCGGCGGAACTGTTGGCGCGGGCCTTCGCGCTGCCGGGGGAATCGTGAGCGGCATCGACTGGCGCGGTCTAATGCAGGCGGGCCTGCATGGGCTGGGGCTGGAGCCTGCGGTCTTCTGGCGGCTCACGCCGGTGGAACTGAAGATCATGCTGGGGCGGGAGGGTCTGGTCCCGCCCCTGACACGCGCGCGGCTGGCCGAGTTGGCCGCCGCATTCCCCGATGTGAGGAAGGATCAGGGCGATGGCGGATATCGGGACGATGCAGGAGCAGCTTCAGGCGCTTGAGGCGCAGCTGGGCTCATCCGTGTCGATGGTGGCGGCGTTCGATGGCGAGCTTTCCCGGATGCGGGAGACGATGATCTTTACCGGCCGCGAGGTGAACACGCTGTCGGGCGGGATCAGCGGCGGCCTGCGGAAGGCCTTCGACGGGCTGATCTTCGACGGCATGAAGCTGAACGACGCGCTGAAGACGGTGGCCAACACCATCGTGGACACGATCTATCAGATCGCGTTGAAGCCGGTCTCCGGCGCGATCGGCGGGTTCCTGGCGCAGGGACTCTCGTCGGTGATGGGGGCGGGTATGCCCTTTGCCAATGGCGGGGCATTCTCTCAAGGCAAGATCATGCCGTTTGCGCGCGGCGGAATCGTGTCCTCTCCGACCACGTTTCCGATACGGGGCGGAAGGGGGTTGATGGGCGAAGCGGGGCCGGAGGCGATCATGCCGCTGGCGCGGGGCCCTGACGGGCGGCTTGGCGTGCAGGCTGGGGGCGGGCGCAGCGTGAACGTGGTGATGAACATCTCGACCCCGGACATCCAGGGGTTCCAGCGCAGCCAGAGCCAGGTCGCGGCGCAGGTCAGCCGCGCCCTGGCCCGCGGACAGCGCAACCGGTGAGGACAGGACATGGCATTTCACGAGATACGCTTTCCCGCGAACCTGAGCTTCGGGTCTGTCGGCGGGCCCGAGCGACGGACGGAGATCGTCACGCTGGCCAACGGATTCGAAGAGCGCAATACCCCCTGGGCGCATTCGCGCAGGCGCTATGATGCTGGCGTCGGCCTGCGGTCGCTGGACGACGTGGAAACTCTGATCGCCTTTTTCGAAGCGCGGGCCGGTCAGTTGCACGGCTTCCGCTGGAAGGACTGGTCGGACTACAAGTCCTGTGCGCCATCGGCGGTCCCCGGACCGGAGGACCAGTTGATCGGCACGGGCGACGGGATCACCACCGTCTTCCAGCTTCGGAAGACCTATGTCTCGGGTCTTCAGAGCTACTCGCGCCCCATTCGGAAGCCGGTGGCCGGGTCCGTCGTCGTCGCGGTGTCCGAAGACCCGAAGATCGAAGGTCTTGAGTTCAGCGTCGACGCAGAGACCGGGGTGGTGTCCTTCGTGCTGCCGCCGCCCCTGGGGACGCGCGTCACCGCGGGCTTCGAGTTCGACGTGCCGGTGCGCTTCGACACGGATGCGATCCAGACCTCGGTCGCGTCTTTCCAGGCGGGCGATGTGCCGAATGTCCCGGTGGTGGAGATCCGGCTATGAGCGGGGACGCCCTTCACGCCCATCTGCAGAGCGGCGCGACCACGGTCTGCCGCGCCTGGACGGTTGTCCGGTCTGACGGAACGGTCCTGGGATTCACCGATCACGACCGGGACCTGGTCGTCGATGGCGTCCTTTGCCGCGCCGAGACGGGCATGACGGCCAAGACCCTGCAGCAGACGACGGGTCTTTCGGTGGACAACTCCGAAGCGGTCGGAGCGCTGAGTGACGCAGCCATCACGGAAGCCGACCTGATCGCGGGCCGCTTCGATGGGGCGACGGTTCGGTCGTTCCTGGTGAACTGGGCGAGGCCCGGGGACTGGGTCGAGCAGTTCCGTGGCAGTTTCGGCGAGATCCAGCGATCGGGGGGCGCGTTCCGTGCCGAGCTGCGGGGCCTGAGCGAGGCACTGAACCAGCCTCAGGGTTTTGCCTATCAGCCGACGTGTTCGGCCGTGCTGGGCGACGGCCGGTGCCGGTTCGACGTCACGCGGCCCGGGTTCTCTGCCGAGCGGCCGGTCGGGGTTGCCGAGGACGACCGGGTCTTTTCCTTTTCCGATTTCCAGGGCTTCGAGGATCGCTGGTTCGAGCATGGCCGTTTCGAGGTGGTCACCGGAGACGCGGCCGGCCTGGTCGGGGTCGTCAAGGTCGACCGGCGGATCGGGACGGGGCGGCGAATCGAGCTGTGGCAGTCGATCGGGGCGCCTGTTGCGGCCGGCGATACCGTGCGCGTCATCGCGGGATGCAACAAGCGTGCCGAAACCTGCCGGGCGAAGTTTGCGAACTTCTTGAATTTCAGGGGCTTCCCGCACATTCCCGGCGAGGACTGGCTGGCGTCCTACCCGGTTCCGGGCCGGTCCAACGGCGGAGGCGCCCTGTTCCCTATCAGGATCAAGCCGAAAGACCTGTTGTGATGACCACGGAAGAGCGTGTCGTCGTCGTCGCACGGACCTGGATCGGAACGCCCTATCTGCATCAGGCCTCGGTGCAGAGGGTGGGGACCGACTGCCTGGGTCTCTTGCGGGGCGTGTGGCGTGAGGTCATCGGAACCGAGCCGGAAGCGATACCTCCCTACAGCGCGGACTGGGCAGAGCCTGCGCGACAGGAAGTGCTGCTGACGGCCGCCCGCCGCTGGCTGGTCAGCAAGCCGCTGGACATGGACGAGGCCGGCGATGTGCTTCTGTTCCGCATGCGCACCGGAAGCATCGCCAAGCACCTGGGCATACAGACAGTAGTCGGCGATCTTTCCGCCTTCGTGCATGCCTATACCGGCCACGGGGTGATCGAGAGCCCGCTGTCACAGCCCTGGCGGCGCCGGATCGCGGCGCGTTTTTCCTTCCCAAAGGGAGCCGAATGAATGGCAACGCTTCTTCTTTCCGCGGCCGGGGCCGCGATCGGCGCAGGGTTCGGCGGCACCGTGCTGGGCCTTTCTGGCGCTGTGATCGGGCGGGCCATCGGGGCAACGATCGGCCGTGCGATTGACCAGCGGCTTCTTGGCGCCGGGTCGGACCCGGTCGACATGGGGCGGATCGACCGGTTGCGGCTGACGGGAGCGAGCGAGGGCGCGCCGATCGGGCAGATCTGGGGCCGCATGCGGGTGGCAGGCCAGGTGATCTGGGCGACCGAATTCCTGGAAACCGTCCGCCGTCGCCGCGCAGGCAAGGGCGCACCCCGCCCGAAGGTAAACGAGTACAGCTATTCGGTCAGTCTGGCCATTGCGCTTTGCGAAGGCGAGATCCTGCGGGTCGGGCGGGTTTGGGCCGACGGAAACGAAATCACGCCGGGCGATCTGAACCTGCGAGTCTACGTCGGGAGCGAGACGCAGCTTCCCGATCCCAAGATCGAAGCGGTCCAGGGCACGGGACGGGCGCCCGCGTATCGGGGGATTGCCTATGTGGTGATCGAGGACCTCGAACTCGCCCCCTTCGGCAATCGCGTGCCGCAGTTAAGCTTCGAGGTCTTCCGTCCGGCACAGGGACCCGGAGTTGACCCTGCGGCGACGCTCTCCGGTGCGATCCGCGGCGTGGCCTTGATCCCGGGGACGGGCGAGTACGGGCTGGCAACGACCCCGGTTCACTACTTCGAGGGGATCGGGCGGAACATATCGGCCAACATTCATTCGCCGTCGGGCCTCACGGATTTTGCGACCAGCCTGGCGCAGCTTGACGACGAGCTTCCATCCGTCGGGTCAGTATCGCTGGTGGTGTCCTGGTTCGGCAACGATCTTCGCTGCGGTTCATGCGAGATCAGGCCCAAGGTCGAGCAGAAGGAGTTCGATGGACTGGAGATGTCCTGGCGTGCCGGGGGCATCGCGCGGCAGGCCGCGCTGGAAGTCCCCAAGGTCGACGGCCTGTCGATCTATGGCGGAACACCGTCGGATGCTTCGGTGATCGAGGCGATCCGGGCGATCAAGGCTTCGGGCAAGGAGGTCATGTTCTACCCGTTCATCCTGATGGATCAGATTGCGGGCAACAGCCTGCCGGACCCGTGGACAGGGACCCAGAGCCAGCCGAAGCTGCCATGGAGGGGAAGGATCACCCTTTCGGTCGCCCCGGGACGAGAGGGCACACCCGACCGGACCGCTGCAGCGGAAGACGAGGTGGCGGCATTCTTCGGCCCTGCCCAACCGGCCCATTTCGGGGCAAGCGGCGAGACCATCAGCTATTCCGGCCCGGCGACCTGGGGTTACCGCAGGTTCATCCTGCACTATGCGCGCCTTTGCGCGGTTGCGGGTGGGGTAGATGCGTTCTGCATCGGGTCCGAAATGCGCTCGCTCACGCAGATCCGTGGTTCGGGCGACATCTTCCCGGCCGTTCCGGCGATGCGACAGCTGGCGCAGGACGTCCGGTCGATCCTGGGTCCGCAGACGAAGATCAGCTATGCTGCCGACTGGTCCGAGTATTTCGGACACCAGGCCGACGGAAACCTCTACTTCCATCTGGATCCGCTGTGGGCCGACGAGAACATCGATTTCATCGGCATCGACAACTACATGCCGCTTTCCGATTGGCGGGACGGCGAAGATCATGCGGACGCCAGCTGGGGCTCGATCTACGACCTCGACTATCTTAGGGCCAATATCGAAGGCGGCGAGGGGTACGACTGGTACTACGACAGTTCCGAAGCCGCTCTGGCCCAGAGGCGCAGTCCCATTACGGACGGCGCTTTCGGGGAGCCCTGGGTGTTTCGCTACAAGGACTTGCGGTCCTGGTGGTCGAACACGCACCACGAACGCATCGGGGGCGTTCGGCAGGAAGATCCGACAAGCTGGATTCCCGGATCGAAACCCTTCCGCTTCACCGAGTTTGGCGCGCCTGCCGTCGACAAGGGAACCAACCAGCCGAACAAGTTCCTGGACGTCAAGTCCTCGGAATCGGGTCTGCCACTTTGGTCGAATGGTCGGCGTGACGATCTGATCCAGATGCAGTACCTGCTTGCAGTGATGTCCTATTGGTCTGATCCGGCCAGGAACCCGATCTCAACCGCCTATGGCGGGCCAATGGTGGACATTGACCACGCCCATGCCTGGTCCTGGGATGCCCGTCCGTTCCCGGAGTTCCCGGGTCAGGTTCAGATCTGGAATGACGGCGAAAACTATGCCAAGGGCCACTGGCTGAACGGGCGTGCCACGAACCAGCCGCTGTCTGCGGTTGTCACCGAAATCTGCATGCGGTCTGGCGTTTCGTCGATTGATACACAGCCGCTGCACGGGCTGGTGCGCGGGTTCGCACAGGCGGAGATAACGTCCGGCCGGGCGGCCCTGCAGCCGCTCCTGCTGGCCTTCGGCTGCGACGTGGCAGAGCGGGACGGCAAGTTGCGCTTCAGGATCCGGGACGGTCGTTCGCTTGCCGAGATCACCGATGCGGACCTTGTTGCATCCCCGGACATCGAAGGCAGTTTCGAGACCACGCGCGCGCCCGACGTGGAAACGGCTGGCCAGGTCCGGGTCGGCTATATCGATGCGCAATCCAATTATGAGGCGCGGTCGTCGGAAGCGAGATTCCCGGACGAGGAAGCGCGAGGGGTCTCGCAGACCGATCTTCCGCTTGCCCTGACCCGAGCCGAGGGAAATGCAACGGTGCAGCGCTGGCTGGCCGAGGCGCGGATTGCACGGGACATCGCCCGATTTGCCTTGCCGAAGTCGCGCCTGGCGATCGGTGCGGGCGACGTGGTCCAGTATGGCGGGCTTCGGTACCGGATCGACCGCGCCGAGCAGGGCGAGGCGCAACTGCTTGACGCCGTGCGGGTCGAGACGGGTGTGTACCTGCCCCAGACAAACGACGAAGAAGAGATCGTGACGCGATCCTATGCCGGACCCGTCCCGACCTTTCCGGTCTTCCTGGATCTGCCCCTGCTGACGGGCGAAGAAGTCCCCCATGCCCCCCATATCGCGGTTGCGGCAACGCCGTGGCCCGGGGCCGTCGGGCTCTGGTCGGCCGGCCAGGATGCGGGGTACGAACTCAACCGGCTGATTGCCGCTTCCTCGGTGATCGGCGTCACCGAGACCACCCTGGGCCGCGCCAGGCCTGGGGTGTGGGACCGCGGCGTACCGCTCCGGGTCAGGCTGGGGGATGGCGAACTGAGCTCGGCAGCGACCGATGCGGTTCTGAACGGGGCAAACGCCATGGCGATCGGCGACGGCAGCAGCGGAAACTGGGAGGTCTTCCAGTTTGCGACGGCAGAGGTCGTCGCGCCCGAGACCTACGAGTTGAGCTTGCGGTTGAGAGGGCAGGCCGGAACGGACGGCCTCATGCCCGACAGCTGGCCTGTCGGCAGCATGGTGGTTCTGCTTGATCCGACCGTGACGCAGTTCGACCTTCCCCTGTCGGCCCGAGGACTGGCCCGATACTACCGGGTGGGTGCGGCCGCCCGCGGTGTCGACGACCCGAACGTGGTTCTTCGCGTGGAAGCGTTTGCTGGAGCCGGACTGCGCCCCTATCCGGTTGCCCATCTGCGCGCCAGGACAGATGCAACGGGCGGGCTGGCGATCTCGTGGAAGCGTCGCACGCGCATTGACGGCGACAACTGGCAGGCAATCGAGGTTCCCCTGGGAGAGGAGACGGAGTCCTACCTGGTCCGGATTCTTCAGTCCGGGATCCTTCGGGCGGAGTATTCCTCAAGCCATCCGGACTTCCTGTACTCGCCTTCGATGCAAGCGATCGATCTTTCCAGCGGACCCTTCCGCCTCGAAGTGGCGCAAGTGTCCATGCAGTACGGGGCGGGTCCGTTCCGCGGGCTTGACCTGGAACGCTGA